AACTGAAGGGTATAATAAGAATGAAATTATTTACGCTGTTATAAATCTTATTCTTGATAAAGTTATCCTACCAGATTGGCGATTGTATAAAATAGTAGACGAAAATAAGCTGAAGCAGTACGAAAGAATAATGTCTCACAAGAATATTACTGCAAAGGATTACAAGAAGGCGATGCAGTTAAAGTATGAATCATTAGAGCCTTTAAGCACATTTAATATGCAGGCCGGTAAATTAAAAGACTTACTTAAATACCCTAATGATTGTGATACGTTTCAGGATCATAACAGGTCGTTATTTTTATTCAAATTACTTACAGGAGATTATTACGAATGGTGGGAGACACTAAGCCGAGGGGCTAATTCAGGGATGCCAAATTCTTTATGGTCGCTTCCTTCTCAACACATGACTATAAAAGTTACAGAAGATTTTCCCGCAAAGCCAGCAGAGTATCAGTTAATGGTTTGGAACAAAATATTCAGTAGGGAATCTATACTGCACGAGAAGTATGTTAATCCAAATTGGAATATAAACGGTGAGCAGTTGTACGGTTTTTCACCATTGAAACCATACTTACAGAACCTTAACAGAAATAATTCATCTAAGCAAGCTGCTGCATCACAATTTCAGAATGGTGGTTTAGTAGATATTATTTACATGGACGACCCTCGTTTCAGTCCTGAACAGGGTTTACAGGCTGCAAATGCATTGAAGATAAAATTAGCTGAAGAATATTCCGGTCCTGCTAACTACGGTAAACACGCAATAAGCGGGGTAAAGACAGGAGTTGCGCAATTGGGTAACACTTTAGTAGATATGAATGTACTTGAATTAGAAAAGTGGGACGCAATAATGGCCTGCAATATTTACGGTGTGCCGCCTGAGTTATTAGGGTTAACGGCTAAGACTTATAACAACATGAAGGAAGCTGAGAAGGCGTTAACATCCCGTTCAGCTATTCCTTTACTAAATAGCAGAAAAAATAGTTTAAATAGGCAGATACAAACTAACACAGCACTCAGGGGGCAGAATGTTTATTGTGATTACGATATTGATTGTTTCCCTGAATTACAAGTTGACATGAATGAAACAATGCAAGCGGTAAGTCAGTTAACAATGCGTACGCCTAATGAAGAACGTGAAGCAATAAATTGGGAAATGAGACCAGAACCAGAAGCAGACGAAGTATGGGTTAAGACTTCTGGAGGTATGCAGCCATTGAGTGACTACCAAGCAAGCGTAGTTGACCAAGCATTAATGAACCAAAGTATATTAGATGGAACAGCAAACAGTCAAGCTAACGGAGCAGCAGCTTCAGCAAATGGCAAAGCAAGAGTTTCCAATGGAAAGGTATTGTTGTCCTGATAAGAAAAGGAAGATAACGAAGTTGAGAGAAGATTATATAAACATGATGATTAAAAAACAGAATGAACTTAGATAAAAAATACGAAACTTATTTCTACCCGAAGATAAAAAAACCTATTGATGAAATATTCGATATGGTAACTTCTATTATTAAATCACAAGGTCATCAAGCAGCAATTGCTTATATCAATAAACAATTAACTCTTGAAGGGTTGGCTAAGGAAGTCAAGATACTTCATTCTAATGTTGGGGTAAGGCAGGCTAATGTTATAACGAGATCATTAAAACAAGATGAGCGCAAATCATTCATACTTTATATTGAAACAAAAGAAGGCGGGTCATTTGGCTTAAACTATCAATGGATAAACTGGATTACTAATTACCTACGCAATCATTTAATTCAGAACATAACTTTTAAAGTAGCTGAAACGACAAAGGATTTTTTACTTAACGTTCTAAATAAGTCAATTAGCGAAGGATTGGGCATTGACGAAACGGTTCGTTTACTAAATGATTCGGGATTCAGCGCAATGCAAGCAGCCCGTATTGTAAGGACTGAGGTTAACATGGCTTCAAATGCCGGCACTCTTGCAGCAGGCGAGACTTACGATTGGCAGATGCAAAAGAAATGGATTGCAGTACACGATAACAGAACGAGGGGGGTAAATCCTAAAGATCATGCTTCGCATATTGGACTCGACGGAACGGTAATAGATTTCGAAGATCAGTTTATCGACCCCCGCAATGGTGACAGGTTGCAAAGCCCTGGAGATCCGAAGGCTTCAGCAGAATCAGTTATTAATTGTAGATGCCAAATGTCATTAAAACCGAAAAGGGATAGTCGGGGGAGATTAATACCGAAGCGGCAGTCAACAGTTGTTATTTACCCATCACGTCAAAGGAGACAACAAATCGTAACGATATGAAATTATTTATTATACGTTTATTGCTCATACTAGTATTTTTCTTGCTGTTTCATTTTGTAATTCATGCTGAACCGGCAATACTTTTGGCATTCGTAGCAACATATATTTTAGAACCTTTAATAGTTCAAATAACATGAAAGATATTTATTCATACAAAGACTTTGCAATATCAGACCCTATACAAATAAAAGATGTAGACGGGCGCAAAGGAATTGTAACCGGATATTTTGCAAACTTTGATTCTTTGGACAGCGATGGTGATGTAATAACTAAGGGGGCTTTTACAAAAACCATTGCAGCTACAGGGCCGCAATCGGCAAAGCCACGAATAAAACATTTGCTTAACCACGATCCTTCGCAGCCTTTGGGGGTTATCACAATGTTGAAAGAAGATAATAAAGGATTGTACTACGAATCAAAATTAGGAAGTCATTCGCTAGGCGTTGATTTTATTAAAATGGTTGAAAGTGATTTGATAAAAGAACATTCAATAGGTTATCAAGTAAAAAAGTTTAGCCAAGTAACCCCTTGGGATGAATATAAAGATGGTGACACTTTGCGGGAATTAACCGAATTGAAACTTTGGGAAGGGTCATCCCTTACTGCATGGGGTGCAAATTCAAACACTCCTTTAACCGGATTAAAAAGTAGTATAGAGATAAATAAACTTTTGAATAAAGCAGAGGCAATAGAGAAGTTTTGTCGTGATTCAAAAGCGACTGATGAAACTATTGAAACTCTTTTATTATATAACAAACAACTTTTACAAACTATCACGGAACTAACATCCAAACAAACGGATAACGCCATTGTTGACGATACAGTTGAAGTAGAAAGTAAGGTCGAAGAAACCAAGTCGGAAGTTGTCGACTGTCCATCCTGTAAACAAGTAAATTATAATTCCGATAAAGGCTATGTAGTCTGTCGGAGTTGTAATAAAATATTTGTTCCGGGTACGGATTTTACTTTAAAATTTTAAATCTTAAACAAAATGGCAGATGAAATGAAAATTAGCGGCGCACAACTACAAAAGATGTTTGACGCTATGAAAGACAATTTGGAATCATCTCTATCAGAGAAGATAGGAGGTGTCGTTATTGACGTGCAGACTCTAACTCATCAGCAAGCTAACGGCGCTCCTAAAAAAGCATTAGATGAAATGGAAGGTAAGATCAATGCTAAGATTACAGAATTGGGAGCAAATTTTACTCAGTTCGTTGAAGATGCTAAAAAGAATCAGGTTTTAATTGATGAACTGGCAATTGATCGTCAGAAGAGAAAAGATAATGCAGCTAATAAGCCTGATTTCAAAACCGCATGGAGTGGAGTTATAGAGCAATTCAAGGAAAAGAAAAGCGAAATAGAAAAATTGGATCTTGGTCAAAAGATCAGTATCAAGTTGCCTCAAAATGCAATGGACTTTGAAGAAAAAGCAATTATGACCATTGCAAACACTACAACAGGCATCGGTACAACAACCTTCAATGATCGTTTGGGAATTTTACCAGCGCAGAAAATTAATTTCCGTGATATACTTTCAACAGCACCTTCAGATGGTAATGGAAGTTATGTAACGTATCGTGAGACTTCAGCCGTTCAGGTTCCTGCTGTTCAAACTGAAGGTTCTGCTAAAGCTAACTTGCAATATACTTTCTCGGCTATTACAGCTACGTTGAAATACATTGCAGGTTTTGCAACATTCACAAAGCAACTTACTTTCAATTTGAATTTCATGCAGAACAAACTGCCACAAATGTTGCTTCGTGATTTCTATAAAGCAGAGAACGCTTATTTATTCAACACACTTGCTGGTAATTCAACAGGAACAAGTTTGCCCGCTGGTACTTTAGCTAAAGCCGATGTTGAGGAAATTTTACAGGTAATAGCAAGCCAAAGAGGTAGAAACTTTGATGCTTCTTATGGAATAATTGACTGGAGCGAATGGCAAAGAATCCTTGCAACAAAACCATCTGACTATTCAATTCCAGGTGGTGTATTGATTGACGGTAACGGTATCATCCGTATTGCTGGTATGCCAATAATTCCTGCGGCTTGGGCGCAAACAGATCACATCCTGGTTTATGATAATTACTACTATGAGAGAGTAGAAGGAGAGGCTCTTTCAGTAACTATCAGTTATGAGAACCAAGATAACTTTGAGAAGAATCAGGTAACGATGAAGGTGGAGTGCTTTGAGGAGCTCAATAGATTGCGTGATGATGCTTCTATTTACTATGACTTCGGTAATAGCTAAAATTTGAAACCATGATAACAGTAACACAATCCCCTGGAGTTCCAAACCCTAAACCGGGTGGTCCTAGTGGGACTAAATAGGGTTATAAGGGGTAGTCCCGTAAGATTACCCCTTATTTTAAAAAATTAGAAATGGCTAAAAAAAGATCAGAAGAAACGAGAAAGATAATTTCAGAAACAAGAACAAGGTTTCCTTATGGAAAACCTGTTGTTCAGATGACAACTACTTACGAGGTAATTAAAGAATGGGATTCTGTTATTAAGGCTAGTAAAGAGTTAGGTATTAATTACGGTAACTTATCAACAGCAGCAAGAGGCGAAGCTAATCATGCTGGTGGTTACAGGTGGGAATATAAAGATTGATGGAAAAGAGAGAAATAAATATTGATGATAAGAAATATGTTAATCCACCTAAAAAAAGGAAGCGAAAATCTGTGCCTAAGAAAGTAATGATATGGTCAACTAGGGAGAAACGTGAACTTAATATTAATGATGATCCTTTGAGCACATTTAATTCGATGAATGATTATATATGAATTATAACGCAGTCATATCAGTAAGGGATATTTCAGATGATTCAGGAACGATAACAGAGCCTGTTACGCTTCAGGAAA